CCAAAAGGTTGCAAGCTTTGCGTCTGCCTTATCTCTGAGTTTAGCAAGAGTCATACGCTAGGCGGTGTACTGGATATATAGCGCACCCTCCGTGGTGGTGCTTGCGGTTGGTGGCGTTGCGCTAGTTCCGTAGCAGACGTTCACCACTTCGTCCGTCGTTCCTGTGCCGTGGTCACTTGCTACTACTGCTCCTGTGAACGTCGCACCTGCGAGTGCTGCCTTCTTGTCCAGTTCAACCTTTGCCCCTGCTGGTGTGACTGCTCGTGTTGTATCTGTGCCTGTTGTAACTTCTGCGTCCGTAGCAAGCTCTACTACACCCTCTGCTGTTGTGCTAGCGTTTGGTAGGTTTGCTTCTGGTAGAACACCTGTCACATCTGCTGTGAGGTCAATCTGATTGCGGGTTATCTCTTGCCCTGTGATGGTGATGTAGTCTGGTGTGCCAGCAAGGGTAACGTTGGTTGAGTTGTCTGTACCTGCTTGGTCTACATCGAGCGTAGCGCGTGCGGTAGCTGCGTCTGCATCGTCAATAACCGTTGCGCCGAAGGCACTGATTGTCGTGTTTGCAGGCAGCGAAAGTGTCTTGATGTCTGCGTCTACCTCACTATCCATAAGTGCTCCTGCTGCGGTGACGTTTGCGGTGTCGGTTACGTCTGCCCCTGTTTCAATGCCATCCAGCTTTGTTTTGTCACCGTCTACAAATGCACCCTCCGACGGTTTCACCTGTAGTGTTGATGTGTCGAGTGCCTTGACACCAGCAAGGTCTGTCAGTTCTGAGTCCATGAGAGCGCCAGCACTGGTCACATTTGCTGTGTCGGTCACATCTGCACCTGCTTCGATGCCGTCTAGTTTTGTCTTGTCGCCGTCTGCAAAACCACCCTCAGCAGGTTCTACCTGTATCGTGCCAGTGATACCGTCGAGCTTGTTGAGTTCTGTTGCCGTGATACTCGTTGTGCCACCGTCCATTGAGATGCTGCCGTCTTGCTGTATGCGCAGTGCCTCTGAGCGCGAGGTCGCGCCGTTGTTCGTAATTTCAAACCGTAGCTCTGCACCGTTCTGTACTCCGCTCCAGTTCTCGGTGGCGTATGCTGAAGCCATTGCTGCGTTTGCCATTGTGCTTGCTCCGTCATTTGCACCACCGAAGAGGAAGTAACCAAGTCGTGTGCCTGATGCTGTGGCCGCACCATCATCACTGTATCCAGCCATACCAGCACCTGTGTTGCCACTTGCTACATCGTTGATGAACTGTGCCGTCACACCGTTGCCGTTGCGTGTCACAGAGAGTGTGTCGCCGTCAAACGTGAGGTCTGCGTCGCCCTCTATCGTGCCGTCACCTGTCCATACACCTACCTGTCCATCTGCTGGTGTTCCCACCTTTGCTACGTCACCACCTCCTGCTGGTACAGCCCACTTGACGCCGAGTGCTTCTGAACTGTCTGCGGTGAGCACAGTGTTATCTGCGCCAATTGGTACACGAGCATTGGTAGTGCTGTAGCCCCACAAATCGCCCTTCGTGGTGAGTGGTGAGGACAGACCACCTGTTGTCGTGCCACCTGATACATTCACGCCACCATGCACGAACTTTGGCCCACGGCTGGTTGCAGCGTCGAGCTTCCTAAACTGTGTTTCAATTTCATCCTGTAGGCCGTCAATAGCGGTGAACTTGAGTCTGTCGTGTCCCTCTAGGGCTTCCAGTTCTGCCTTGATGTAGTCAACGGTGATCACGTCAGTCGCCAATTCTGGCTTTGGTAGTGCCTCAACCTGTTTGGTGATGAAGTCGCGCACCTCTTTGTAGTCTGGGTAGTCCACACCTGCAATCGGAGTCGTACCGTCCTTTCCTGGTGCACCGTCGCGCACTTGCTTCATCCGCTTGTCCACACCCTGCAACAATTTGACGAAGTGCTTGTCGAGTTCTTTTTGCCGTTTCTGCGCTGCGCTGTCGATGTCAATGATGGCCTTTTGGCTGTTGATCCGTGCTTGCTTGACCGCCTCTATGACTTTGTTGAACATCGAGTAGAACTCGTCAGAGGTGATGTAGTCCTCTTCTTGGAGTCTTCCCATCATTCGCTCGAAGTCTTTTTTAGTAATTTTGTTGGCCATGATGTGTGTTTTTTATTATAACCTATGCTGCTCTGTCTATTGCCTTGCCAATTCGCGCTGCTTCCTTTATGTAACGGTTCTTTGCACTTTGGCTGATACTTGGGTTCAGTGCTCGTTCATACAAAAGTTGCTGCTGCTGGGCGAGTTCTTGCAACTGTGTTCTACGGGCACCAGGAGTTAGTTGTTCGAGGTCTTTCAGTATTTCGCCTATATCCAACATGCCACCTTCTTTGTTTGGTAAGTCAGGGTTGAAAAACTCTTTTGCGCGTTGCGCCAGTGTAGGATTTGTTGCATCCGACGTGCTAGTATTGGTGGATGATACGGGTTGACGTGTTGTTGTCGGTGGCGTTGGTACTTGGGTTCCTGTTGGTGCTTCTAGTAGTGCTTGTATAGCCTTTTGTTGGTCAGTTGCATCTGGTTGGCCTATACGCATGATGTCGCCAAACGCCTGTCGTATACCTCCTGAGAATGAGGCTGGCTGCGTTGTTTGATCGGCGAATATCTTTTGAAGATACAGCTCAAACTCGCCAAGCGATTTGAGGTCTGCACCATTGTAGCCGTTCATTCGAGCTAGGCGATCTAGCTCGTCCACTATCGCTTCGTACTCTGCACGCGACTGCGCGTTGCTAAACACCCTGCGTAGCCGTGTTTCAACGGTAGCACCCTCTGGCACTGATATATTCAAGTTTCGGCTAGTTTTGAACAGTGTTTCATCGAGGTCGTCAACGAAATTGCGGTATTGCCTATACTGATTGTTGAGCGCACGCAACTCGACTCCTGGCTGTCCTGGCATGTTGTCAAGTGGGCTGCGGTAAATATCGCGTGCAAGTGTTGTGAAGTTCACTCTTTCTCCGTTTACGTTTACATATGGGACAGAGCTTTCTGTTGATTGGTATGCTTCGCGTTGTATTCGGGAAAGTAGCGAGTCTAGCTCTTGTAGATCGATCGGGTCTAGGGTGTCACCGCGCGAGTGTACCTTGTCGTATATTTCACGAACGACCTTGCTTTCCGCTTTGCTAAAGTTTGACGGCCCAAAGTCAAGTCTGCCACCAGGCCCAACAACGACCTTGTTATCGCGCAACAGGTCGTCAAACTGTGCGTACGCTGGACGCATGTCAACAGTCACACCGTCTGGTAGGTTGTTGATGGCAGTTTCTATTTCTTGGCCTATCTGTGCTCGACGCGCATCTACCGCTCGGTACTGAGCTGCACCTGTGTCAGCAATGATTTTACCGATGGCTTCTCTATTATCGCCCGCAGCATGGAAGTACATATCGCTCATGCTGTTGCGTGTTGCGTCGTCTGCGGTAGTTATGAGTCGCACTTGTCGTTCTGGCACGTCTGCTTTTACGGCAGCACGTATTTCAGGGGTTGGAGCTTCGCGGATAGCCTGTTGCTTGGCCCGTGCTTGTTTCATGCGGTCTTGCAGGTGTGTGATAGCCCGTCTAGTATTGTCTGTCACAATGTTTGCGGTGTCGCCTACTACGGTTCCTGTTCCAATGGCCGTCCTACCAACGCCCTCCGCAACGTCCTCAACAACCTCGCCAACAACGGTAGTAGGCCGTAGTGAACGTCCAGCGCGAACGACAGCGTCTATACCCTCTGTTGCGGCACGCTTTACACCTGAACCAACGCCTTTCATGCCAACCAGTTCGACTGCTGCCTCAAGCAAGGCCATGTCTGCACGCACTTTTCTAAACTCAACAGGGTCGTTTTCGCGCAACCATTCGTAGTCTGCCCTAAGGCCCTGTACTGTTTCTGTGTTTGCAATAGGCATGGCGACGTTCTCCATAAACGACTTGGCAATCTTGTCTTCTCTTTCCTGTGTTACGGCAGCTTTACCAACTCCTAGAAACAACTCACCTGCGCCTCGTGCAATTCCACCAGCAACCTCGCCAACAATGTTTTTTCCTGTGGTAAATGCTTCACCGAGTGTTTTGGTGTCGTCTTGCATCCACGCAGTTTGACTTTCGGAAGCTCGCTGCACACCCTGACCAAACTGTTTTCCAGCACCAACGACTGCCTGGCCTATATCACCAATCGTTTCTTCTATTGAAAAACCCTCATCTTCATCACGAGTAAATATGGCATCTGTGAGCAAAGGACTTTGGCGGCCCTCACGACTAGCTGCGACAGCCATTTTTGCATCGAGAAGACTACCGCCGTTCTTCTTGACGTTTCGCATTATCTCTATTTCTCCTGGGGTTAAATCTGGTTCCATACTTCATCCATTTGGTTACTAGTAGCAATACCAACTGCGTTGTCTACGCGACTCTCAGACACGGTTTCGTACAGATCTTTGAGTGCCTTTTCTACCTTTTCAGGGCTTCCGATGAACTCTTGCTTTTCCCTATCCCACATTGTTGCAAGCTTGTTGGCTGAGTCTGCAACTACATCCATTTCTTTTTCATTAAGTGCACCAAACGTAATACCGCGTGCCTTTGCATCTGCCAATGCGTTGAGTGTGCTGACTGACGTGATGTAGTCCATGTTGGACGCGAGGTTTTCTTGTGCAAGTTTGTTTGCAAAGTAGCCACGGTTGGATGGCTGGAATGCACTTACAAACGCACCTTTGATTTTTCCTGTTGTAACGCTCAGTCCAAGCTCGTTGTTGTACGCCTCCACGATATTTTCTTGCATATTTGCGTACACAGCGTCATTCTGCTTCTTTGCCACTTCGCGTTGTGCCGTTTCTGCTGAAATATCACCAGCCTTTGCTGCTGCGTCGAGGTTGTATTTGGCCCAGGCAAGCTGCTGTTCTGCTGCAAAGCGTGACTTTTGCCACGAGAGGTTGGGGTCAATTCCGTACTGCCCTGCTGCCACCCATGCTTCCTCTGGCGTGCTTGCGTTCTTTATGTTTTGCACAACATCGACAGGGGCACCGTTGACACTTGCAACGCGCACGGCCTCCATTTTGGTTTCTCTCATATCAGACACAAACTGCTCCTGTAACCGTAGCTGGCTGTTGAACGTAGCCTGTTCGCTGTCGGTCATGTCGTCGCCCAACACGTCGTACATGGTGCGCCAGAAGCCCATTTGTCGTTCGTACCGTTGGTTTTCTGCGTCTATTGCGCTCTGTGCTGTTTCGTATGCCATCTGGTAGTCCTGTCGTGCGTAGTGCAAAGCCATAGCCTTGTCAGCAAGGTTCTGGTCGCTTTCGTACTTGTAGTTCTGTATGTCAGCCTCTAGTGCACCACGTAGTTTACCCTCAGGGTTGGTTCGCATCTCCTGAATGGTACGTCGCTGGTCAGCTACTGCCTGATCGTAGCCCTGCTGTAGTCGGTTTGCTTCTTCTTGTCGTGCAAACACCCCCTCTTGCCGTCGTATAGCGTCTGCATCGAAGTCCTGGCCCTCTTGGTAAACGCCCATGAGGTTTTGTACCGCCATGTCGCGTGCCGACAATTCCTGTGGCTCGGCGACTGCCTGCTCGCCACCAATGGCTGCTGAAAGCTGACTGTCGAGTGGTGAAGCTGCTGCTGGTTCTGTTGCTACCCCCATGCCAGCCGTGCCTAGTTCCCCTGCACCGATTTCAACGTCTGCTGGTGGTGCGACATAGCCAAGCTGCTGTGCTCGTGCTGGGTTGTGTTTATAGATAGCTGCTAGTTGGTCGCTGTTGTATGTGAAACCAGTGTTTGCTGGTTGTGTTGTTGGTTGTGTTGCTGGTTGTGGTCGCCCACCCTTTGCTGCTACAGCAGCGTTCGTCGCCTCTTGTACTGCGCTCCCTTTGGAGGCGAGTGCCGACATTGTTGGATCTAGGTTATAGGTTGCCATATTACGCTACTGGTTTATGAAGTACGTGGGCTACTAATAGTTCTTCGATTTCCACGTCCTCGCCTCGCAGTTCTATCTTGAACTGAATGGCCTTGCTCTTCACTCCATTGTTACCCAGTGCGACTTCCGAGTACCCGTCTTCATTCGTAATTGTATCACTGTCAAGGGTGGTTTGATAATTCCAGCGTGATACGACGGCTCGTGCGGTGTCACTGGCACTAATGTTTTTGACTGCCTCTCTCAGGTTTACGGTATATGTTCCACCAGCCTCACTGATACTGTCGATGTGTAGTAGGTATCCTGATCCAGCACCCTGTACCACCTCTACTTCGTCACCAGCCTGTACGTTAGCGAACTGTGTATCGGTTGTGGTGAAGGTGTCGCTGTCTGACCATGTGATTGCACCTCCGAGTGTACGGTTTGCGTCGATATACTTGACTTTAACTATAGGGTCTTCGACAAGCGTGCGGTATTTGACCACGATTTTATCCAGGGCCGTTTCAAGTTTGCTGTGTTTGATGAATAGCTTTTGCCAATCTTCTTGCAGCCCTGCGCTCATCATTTTTGATGTGACAAAGTAGCCTCGGTTCTCCGTGTCTGGCAGCACGTAGCCACCACATTCATAGTTCGTAGTTGTGTCCTTGTGCTGTACAACAGCCCCGTATAGTAGACCGTCATGGTAAACGCCGCCGTCCACAGTTATTGGCCGCTCGTCAATTTGTACGCACCCCTGCAAAGACGTTGGTGTGTATGACTGGCCGAAGTCACTTTTTGGGTAGAACTGTAGTACCTGGTTGTTGTTGCCCGTGCCTGTCAGGTCGATTTCCGTACCATCTATTGCATCCTGATAGCTTGCTGCAAGCTGTATGGTTGTCGCGTCTACTTTGATGGTGTAGTACAGGGCATCATCATCGAGGCCAGCTATCGCTGTAGCACTATCAGCGCTGTAGTATCGCACTGGTGTCCCAGTGTCTTCTGCTGCGGTGACGGTGATTTCATTGGTAGCGGTGTCAACATCTGTTGTTGCAACAACGTCAACCACAGTCTTTGTTGCTGTAGTTGCATGTCGATGGTACAAACCAACCGACTCATCATACGCATATATGCCAGCATTTTGATTTGCTAGGTATTTTTGCCCGTCTTTTGCAAGTGCTGAGCCGTTATTGGAGCCAACATTGAAATACGCAACGCCAGACTGCAACCACGATGAACAGCTGCGAGCTGTACCGAAAGCACCAATGGAGAGAACTGCCGTTGTGTCATAAAATGATGGCAACGAACCAACGCGCACCAACTCGACTGGTGTCCAGTACAACACCTCCCCAAGAGTGGTGAACGCAAGAAAGCTGCCACGGTACGGCGCAATGGTGTGGATTGTTGATGACCCGATTGGATAAGCGTAGTTTGCAGCAGCCGTTTGATTGTCCCATATATACAAGACACCATTTCCTGAGTTCTCATCGTCGTGACAGCCAACTGCTATGTAGCCGTTGTTGTATGCCAAACTTTTGATGTCCATGTCTGATGGTAGCGTCAGTGTTCGTTGTAGGGCGTAGCTTGAGTCGTAAGATTTTGCCTCGTTCCCATCTCCAACAACAATTTCGTTATTTTTGAGGTCATAGCATAGTGGGTGCATATCTGCACCAAGTCCAGTCACCCTATCAGTCCAAGTTTCTGACCACGAAGTTGTAGATACAGACACAATACTGTCTGCGTCGGTTACATGCAGCTCGCCGAAAGCGGTGATGCCGTCTTCGTCCGTTTGCCTTGTTGAGCTTGGTACATTGGTTGTTGTATCTTGCGTGACCGTCAGGCGACCACCGTATTTGTTGGAGGACGTACCCGCGCCAGTGATAGAGTCCCACGTCATCGAGAAGTGAAACGCCGTGTTGTTTGTCCACACGCGATAGCTACCACCACTTTGAACAACACCATAATGCAGTGGTACACCGAAGTCAGCGTCGTCTTGGTCACTATAGAAACTCGCTGTCGGGTGAGACAAACGTAGATAGCCCTCCTTGTCGAAGTTCAAGTTCCGAGTTGTCACAATGTCAGGTAGCTTCTCGTTTGCATACTGAACTGTCCACCTGCCATCTTCTCTTGCTGGTAGCTTTATCATGGTGCTGTGGTTGCTATTTTACGTCTAATGCCGTTGACGGTGACTGGAGCGTTCGTACCATCAAAGTTACCTACTATCTTGATCTGCTGTTTGTCCATGCGTTGCATCGTGTCCTCAAGCTGTTTCACCTGGCCTCGCAACTGCTGTAGGTTCTGCAAGATCTCGTTGATTTGTTTGCTCTGGTCTTCCATTATCGTGAGCTACGCTTTACGGCCATCATCTGCGGTACGCGGTCTTCCTCTCGTTGTCGAAAGAAGTTTTTGATGTCGGCCTCCATACGGGCAATATCATTGTTCACCAGTGCCTTGAGGTTCGGGTTGGTGTTCTCGGTAGCGTACTGGTCAACTGCATAAAGCGGTATCAACTGGTCAAACACCGACGGAATACCAGCCGTTGCGGTTGTGTCGGCTGTAGTGAACTGGTGTGGTGCGCGTTGGTAGTAGTATTTCAAGCCGTCTGTTGCGCTGTAGTTCGGTTTAGGTGCCAGGCTAATGTAGCCACCGACCTTTTCATAGCGGAATGGTACGCCCGTGTATGATGCGTCGTCCTCTGCGTATGCTTGCGTGCCACGTTCTCGTAGGTCAAACGGGTAGATTTGTGTGTAGTCGGTTGCAGTAGCTGATTGTAGTATCAGTACCTTGAAAATAAACAGGATATCCTGTGGATTAGTCAGTGCTATCTCGCGTGTGCCACTGGTAATGTCTTCGGTTGCCGTGTCGTAGCTGCCGTGGTTCCAGTCACCAATGCGCCATCGGTTCGCGAACTCACTCATAAGAACCATGGCCCTGCTGAGTGCCTGGTTGTTGCGTACTGTCCATTGCGCTAGTTCTTTTGTGTTTCCACTGATACGGCCATAGTCGCTAGAATAGACCAAACGTTCTTCGGCCTGGATTATGCCGTTGTATGTGCTGGTGTCGTTGTAAGAGAGCATGATTGCTTAAATTATGCGCCAACGACAACGCTTTCCCTAATTGTAAATGGCACGAACGGAGGGTGCAAGTCGCTGAGGGCTGGAAAGCCCTTGCACCCCCCGATCCAACCCTTTACTTTTCTATTGTACTATGCTTTGCCGCCCACTGTCGCTTCCAGTCGTCTAGGTGACTAAACTTCTCCACGACAACCTTGCCACCTTTCAGGTCTGCGGTCAGCAAGTCTTCGTATTCATCCAGGAAGTTCTCCTTTGTAACGTACTTCTGTATCTTGGGAATGGCACGGTCTTTTATCTTTTGCACTTTGAGGGCCATCTTGTTTCGTTCCTTTTCGGCCTTTTCCTTTTTGTCTGATAGTGCAAGGTGTTCCTTTCGCATGTCGTCAGGTATAGCTTTCATCTTTTCTGCGTAGATTGCCTTGCTGATTTTTTCCAGCTTCTTTACGTCCTTGTTTATCTTTTCGCGTAGCTCGTTACCCTCCTTGATGAGTTCCTTTGGTTCAACTTTGCCCGTCAACTCCATTTCTTGCTTGGATAGTTCTTCGATACGCTTCTCGATGTCAGCGATTTCCTTGCTAATCTTGCGCCCGTCTTTCACGAGCTCGTCCTTTTGTGCGAGCCATTTGATAAGGGTCTTGTCCTCAATGATTACTTTTCCTGTTGGAACAGGCTTTGATACGCTTTTTCCCATAGTTCGGCGTTATTAGTAATGTTGTATTTGTCTTCTACATACTCACGGGCAGCTCTCCCCATAGCACGGCGTTTGTCGAGGTCTGTGGATAGTTCCCGTATGGCAGCAACGAACTCATCTGTGTCATTGGCTATAATCATGTGTTCAGCGTCATGCTTGTCCACTTGATACGGTGATTTCCCATCTGGGAACCCTTGTGCAATGACGGGTATTTCAAACAACGAGGCTTCGAGGAACTTGAGGTTGCTCTTGCATCGGTTGAAATAGTTGTCAGCCCGTGGAATTGCCATTATATCAAGCCGTAGCTCGTTCAAGTAGTCGTAGTACAGCTCCATATCTACAAACCCATGCCAGTCGATGCGGTCTTGTATCTTGTCTAGTTTTTCGTACTCGTCTTTGTACAGTTCCTTCATAACCTTGTCGCCTCGGTTGCGAGGCATTGAGAACAGCACCCATTCAATATGCTCGTCGTCTATGGTGCGTGTGATGAGGTCGTAGGCGATGTCAAAGTCTGACGTGACACCTATTGAGCCAGTGATGCCGATGCGCACCTTGTCGCTCTCGTTGCGTTTCGGTTCGTCAAAGTAGAACGGGTCTATGCAGTTTGGCAACACGACGACGTTTGGATTGAGTTTGCGATACTCGTCTGCGAGGTAGTCAGTCGTGGTCGTAACCAAGTCAGCTTCTTTGATGAAGTCGTCAATAGTTTCGTTGATTTTGGCAAGGCCTGTCTCCAATCGTTCCTTGTCCATATACTCGTTGAGCTTGAACCCCCCGTCGTCCTTGTAGGTGTCATCGTTGTCAAAGACGATTTTCTTGCCTTGCTGTTTGAGCATTCGTGCCAGTTTGAGCTTGTTGGGGTCGTCTGGTCGATGAAAGACCACGACATCTGCTTGTTGTGCTGCATAGGCTTTGTCTTCTGGTGTCTTGTTGACGTTATCTAGTATCATCGTCGTTTGATCGCCATCCCACCCGTTCTCAGTCAACGGTAGAAAACAACGGTAGAAATAGCAGCCCTGTAGACCTGAACTTACAAAGTAGGCTCTCATTGTTGTTTTGGTTTGATTACCTTTTCCTCAATGACGTTGCCAGCCTTGTCTATGATTTGCCTGGTGCGCGTCATTTGGCTGGTCGGTGCAATGACCGTACCGCCTTTCTTTTTTTGCGTAGCTGCCTTTTGGTGGTCAGCCATGATAGATTTTCGTTCCATAGCGACAATGGTTTATGGTAGTGCATAAAGTATACCACAAAGCACCCCGTAGGGCGCTTGTGGACAACTGTGTAGGTGAACCTACGCAGCCGTGAGCATCTTCACACCAGAAGTATCTCGGTTCTCGATTACACCGTAGAGAATGTCTGCGGTTGTGAGAGTTGAGAGGTATTCTGGGATGTAGTTTGACTGGACGCGAACACCTGCGCTGCCAACCATGCTGCCCTTTGAACCACCAGAACCAAGAGGTGAGGTAGCCCAGTGGATAGCATCCTTGTGAGCGAGAGCGTTGTAACGGCCTGTCGTGCCAGAAACGTACTGTATCTGGGTGGTGATGTACACAGGGATACCGTACAGGTATGCCATAGGCTTCTTGGCGACAGGGTCTTGAACTGGGCTGTTGATAGCCAGTGAGAACTTGTCGAGTGACTGTACATCGTTCCAGAAGACATCAGGGTGCATGAAGAATGCACGGTCTTCCTGTGGTACGTTTGCGCTGTCGAGGTAAGCGATAGCAGCGCGGATTTCGCTGTCTGCGAGGTTGGTGGTTGAAGCACCAACTGACTGGCTGAAGCCAGAGAACAGAGAAGTGATAGCTGTGTCGAGCTTCTTTGCTACGCCGTATCCTGCGCTGCGAGCGTAGGACTCTTGTACGGTGTAGCTGTGCTTGACCTGAGCCATTTCGCGATCCTCAATGGCGAACGATACCTCGTACCACTGGTCGATGGTGAGGGTGACGTTCGTTTCATCGGGAGCGACGAGTGTAACTGCGGTTGCGTTGGACTTAGCCGTTGCAGCCATCTCAGTTACGGATGGGGTGTAAATAATACGACCACCATCTGCTACTTCGTCTGAGCGATCCGTGAAGAACGGGGCACACACGAGGTTTGCACGGTAGAAGTCGTTTACTTTTTCTCCCCACAGTGAGGGCATCATTGCATCGAGGTCGGTTGAACCATTGCTGTATGCGCCAACTGAAGTTGTAGGAAATGCCATACTAAATTAGTTGCTAGTGTGACTGTGTAATGGCTCCCTACTTCGTATCTAGCTTTTCATTGCTCGTTTCCAAAGCTTCTTGTGTTCGTCTTGTGAAAGTCCTGGTGTCGAGAAGTCCTTTTTGGGCTTCCCTTGACCACTCCCCTTTGACGCACCGAGGCCAGCTTCCTTGTCCTTTTTCTCCTGCTCAAACTTCTCTTTCCTAAATAGGAAGTAGTCGTCTTTTTGCGCGGTGATCAGGTCAACTCCCTGGTCTTCTGAAATGGTCTTGAGAACTGCTATGAGTTCCGTTTCCATTCCTTGTGCTTTGAGAACTTGCTCTTGAATTGCGTTCTCCGAAGTGGGAACGTCAGGAGTTTCAAGATCAGTGCGAGTCTTTTCAGACTTCGACTTCTCTTTTTTCAGCCGTTGTGCAAGCTCGTAGTTTTTCTTACGTTCTCGCTCTAGCTCTAAAGCTAGGTCGGGCTGTTCAGGGGCCTCTGTTTCCCCTGCCACTTCTTCCTCGTTCTCAGTTGAGTCGTCTGTGGTGACTTCCTCATCCGTAGGGTTCGTGCCTTGTCCCTCTGGCTGTATGTCCTCTTTGGGCATATTGGTTGTCAGCTCATGCCTTATCTGACGGGCTATTATGACAGTTCATGCCTTTTCTGCCGTGGCTAATGACTCTATTGTAACCTATTTTTATAAATACGTTCACCCTCCCAACCGTAACGAGGCTTTATCTCGACTTCTGTATCGACTACATCACCCCATCCTTTCGCTGCCTTGCGTACCTTTTTTACAGCTTTTGTAGCTACTTGCTTGACGGTCTTCTTGACAGTCTTTTTTGCGGTTTTCTTTTTTGCTGGCATGTTATTTTGCTTGATTAGTTGTATTAGGCTTGTTTTTCTCGCCGTACTGTTCTTCTAATGTTGAGAACAGCTTGTCAATGGTTTTGCGTGCTTCGGGGAAACCCCACGTTGTCACTTCATCATCTGAGTAAACGGCCTTGAGCGCGAGTTTGTCCAACAGTTCGTGCATATACACACGCACCGTTTCACGTATGACTTCTTGCTCGTAGAATTGCTTGAGTGCGTCCTTTTCCATATTACGCTACAGGAGCTTCTGTGGGCTGTGTTTGTCCTGGTGTGACGGATTGTACGGGTGACGGTGTTGCAGGGCCTTGTGGGGCAGCCTGTGGCTTCTGAGGGCCGCCTATGCCTAGTTCTATAGGTGATATACCGACTGCTGCCTTGTCTACAATGGTGCCGAACAGTTTTGCCAGTGTTGGGTTCTCTAGGATTGCGAACGTGCCCGTCTGTGGGTTGTAGCTTTGTGACACCGTTGACATGATTTGACTGAGTGATGTCAGTACGGCTGCCTTGTTCTCCTGTTCGTTGGTGATGTTGAGCGTTACCTTGCCCTCCCAACCGTCAAAGAACTTCTCAGGTATCTTGACGTGTCGTTTTGCGCCTCCCTTGCGTGCCATTTCGATGTTCTCGGCCTTGATTGTGTCGATGTCCTCTTGTGTGAACGTCTGCATTTTGAGCAACATATCCTTTGCGGCCTTGCGTGCCATCTTATTACCGTATGCCTCGTCGATAGCCTCCAATTCTTCTTCGTCGTATTCCTCTGCCAGTACGTGCTCACCTTTCAACTTGTTGATAAGGTGTGGAATAACCCACTCATTGAACGCCTCCTCTAGGTCAATGCCAGCTTCCTCCTGTCGAAAGGCGAATGGTCGCTGTGCCACCTGGTTCAACAGTGCTGTCTGGCTGTATGGGGTGCCCGATGGTGGTTGTTCGCCTGTGTTTGCGTCGAATGTGCTGTTGGCCTTGTCGAGTTGGTTCTCCCACTGTTCGACAATGTTTTGGAAGTTGCCAAGTGCTGCTGGTGCAAGCTCTAGCTTTTCCATACGACGGCCTTCTTCGACTTTCCATACCTTGCCGTCGTCTACCTCCAACATATTCCCAGCCACGTTGTCTGCATCGGTGACTACTGTGACCTTTCCAGCCAAGTCCATAGTGTTCTTCTGCTTGATCACCAGGTCGTTTACCCATACCTGGCCCTCCTCGCTTTCCTCGATAACACCACGGCCCAAACCACGGCCTGTCACTTCTTCCCATGCAAGGTAGCGATAGTCTAGTTCCTTTGGCTTCTGGCTGTACAGCACGTATTCGCAGTCCTCGTCGTCTTCGTCTACCAATAGGAAGTGCTTTTGCAGGTAGTAGCGGTCAGTTGCGTCCTGTGGTTCTTTGCCCTGTGCCTCTAGGTATGTGTCATGGTCGAACACACCCGTTATCTCATGCACCTTGAGTCGCATCGGTGCCTCGTCGTCGCCTTGCTGCTCGCGCTTTTCCTCAAACAACTCAAGCGCACGGTCAATTGCCTCATCGTTCCACGTACCGCGCTTGTTGATGAAGTCCAGTGGTGACAGGTAGTGTTCCTCGATAATCGGTGAGCCAATGATGTCCACTTGGTCAGTCAGTGTGTTGCGCCAATCGCACACTTCTAGGTACAGCTCGCCGTCTTTGAGCACTTTTTTGTACAGCACGCCACCGTACTTTGGACGCACGTATGCGTACTTGTTCAGGAATGTGCTGAACTTTGTTTGCTTCATCCACTTGTACATCTCACGGTTCAGCAACATCGTCTGCGCCCATGCCTTGCTGTTATCGCTTGTTGCACGGAAGTCCTTGATGTCGAACTCTGTGGCAGTCTTTGCGAGCGTAACGCGGAAGTTCACTACGTTGAAGAACGGCTTGTCACGTCCCAGGTCGTCTTTTTGACCACTGGCGTAGCGACTGAGTGCGTAGAAGTCAGCCGTTTTGATTAGTTCGCGCTGTTTGTATTCAAGTCCCTCGTAGAGTTGCACACTACCGTCACGGTAGCGTCCCTCGAAATACTTTGCCTGATCGTATATATTCATATGTTGCTAGGACAGGCGCGACTACCTTGCGTTATTTGCTAAGTTGCGATTTCGCTCTTGCGTAATTCTAATTCTATCACGTAATGAAAGTTCATTACTAGCTCGGAAGCTCTCTAAACCATAACGCACAGCATCCATAGCGTCACTATAGTCGTGGTTTGGTGCATTGGTTATGCGCCCCTCCTTGTCTATTTCAAACATATAGTTCATGTAGCACTTCCAAACGTTGAAGCTGCGCTTGGTGACACTGATCTTCTGGTGTTGGACGTACTGTATGCCCTGGTTCACACTATCTCTACCCTTTTTGGTTCCCATAATGTTGATTCCATATGAACGTATCTCATCTATTGACTTTGGTTCGGCACTGTCAGCCATTACTAACGCACGCTCTGTATTCTGTAGCACGTCAGCTATCTGCTTGTTGCTCATCCCCGTGGCGTAGGCAATCTCGTCGATGATGTAGCCACCGTTGTATGAGTAGATAGCAACGATAGCTGTCGGGTCGTTGGTGTAGCCGAAGTCCAACCCGTATCGTTCCAGCCGTGCCTCGTGTGGTATCTCATCTATCTGTCGCCAGTTCTTGTATATCTTGCCCTCAACTTCACCTAGCTGGCCTTCACCGTAGACCTTCCACCATCCAGTAAGCCCCCTTCTTTTTTCTATTGACTCAACAATCGCGGGATCAAGGGCTTCATTGTCTCTGTAGGTAAGGGTGATGTGGTTTACGTCGTCACGGTGTCCTATAACCTGATCGTATACCCAAAACTCATTGGTTGGGTTGTAATCTATGAAAATAAACTCTTTCGTTCGCACCTCAAGCTGGTCAAACGACTCGTATGGCAATAAGTTTGCCTCATTCACAAACAACCTGTCTCGTCGCGGCCCTCTAACCTTGCCTGGCATATCTGCCGAGAAGAACTCTATACGTGAACCAGTCTCAAATGTGTATGTTTTTTCTCCTTTGCTCCACCTCCTGTCCTCGTAATATCCATGCTCTTGCATTATCATAAGAAAGTCACGCATTGCACCTCGTTTCAGATGGGGGTACGACTCAGAAACAACGCTAGTGAGTGTCGGACGTTTGTCTGTCTGAGCCATTGCAATGAGATACAGTAAGATACTGATGGTTTTACTGGCGGATGTGCCGCCCTGTACCACACGTATTCGCTTGGTCAACTCCCTTATTCGCCTGGTTGCTGTCGTTTCTTGAAACATGACTCGATATAGTTTATGGCTGCCTCCATTCGCTGTATGTCGTCCTCAAACATACCAATCGCCCAGTTGCACTTCTGGCAGAGTAGCCCCCGCACGACACCCGTGGTGTGACAATGGTCTACCGCCAACCTCTTGTTCTTTTCCTCACGCCTACAAATTGCGCACACGCCTCCCTGTCGTTTCAACATCTTTTCATAGTCCCGTATCGAGATGCCGAAGACCTTGCGAAGTCGCTTATCAGTCTCTTTGTCTTTGTTGGCCTCTCGTTCAGCAGCTAGTCTCTCCTTGTGCCTTTCTTTGTACGCCTTTGTGTACGCCCGCTTCTTGTCCCTGTTTTTGAGATAATAGGCACGGTGGTACTCCTTATTGTACGTCATCTTCCCTTGTTAGTGGGATAATTGGTGTAGGCAGTTCTTTGCCGTCCGTCGTTACGTCTGACTTCTCTCTCATGCCGTGGTTACTGCTAAGCACGAGCTTTGCAATGGTTGGGTTATAGTCCCCAGAAAGCCCTTTATCTAACAGCCGTTTGCGCTGTTCCTCTCGTATCTGTGTCAAAGAGTTGGAAAACTCTGGGTGAGCTTGCTCCCATTCATAAAGTGTGGTCTTATTTACCCCTATATGAGCAGCAAATCCCTCTACGGTTGGTAGGTTGACTGTCTGACGCTTGGTCTCCTCGTCAAAGGTGTCTTGTCGCTCCTCTAAGTAGTCCCAAACTATGTCGTTGAACTTTGGGTCGTATTTTGATGGTCTTCCTCCTGGCATAGATATATTTTAGCATGGATTATAGTTTTCGCGGTGTCTGCGGTAGTACAGTAGTGGCTTTTGTAGGTGCTTGATCGTTGCTCCCTTGTTCATCAGAGCGTTGTACAGGTGCATGTCCTCTAATGAGCGTCCTGGGGGTGACTGGTAGCCACCTGCCCGTTTTGCCATACCTGTCTTGTAGAGCATTGAGCCGTGGTGTCCACCGTCCCTGTGCCAATACAGCCCTTCTGGGTCGCGTTGTGTCTCGCCTGGGTGTCTGCCTTCTATCTCATTGCGCCTATCACCTACTACCATGATGTCGTACATTACGATGTCTGTCGTCCACTCGCTCAACTGTTCCAGTGCGTCAGCGCGTAGCCAGTTGTCGGCACCCAAGAACATCACGTAGTCCGTGTCCACCTCGTTCATTAGCATGTCTTGGAAGTTTGCCACGGTTCCCATGTTCTTTGTGCGCAGCACGTAGTTCACTTCGGGATACAACTCTGGTAGGTGTGTGCAATCTCCCACGCCGTCGTCAACAAACCATACCTTGTCGAACTGCTTGGTCTGTTCTAGCACCGTTTCTATCGCATGTGCCGCTAGGTGGCCGTATTTGTATGATGCTATAACGCAGCCGTAGGTCATGGTATGAGTGTTGGGTCTATGTCTTGTGGCTCTCCGTCTTTCAGATACCACGGATAGTCCAGGCAGCCTTCGGCTCGGGCAAGCCCATTCATGTAGGTGCAACGGTCTTGATCGCTGTGGTTCTGCTCCGAACCGTGTACGGTTGTGACGTACCAGAGCAGCACACTACCCTTCTTGGCTTCGTATTTCGTCCCGTAACGGCCCCTGCGGTCAAACGTGCGTAAGTTGCCCAGTGACCCTGTAAACTCGTCGTCTGGCTCCTGGTGTGAGCCCTCAATGAACTCCACTGTGCCGTTCTCCACTGTGAGGTCGTCTACTGCAATGATGGTCTGTAGGTAGTGCTCGCGAATGTTGGGGAACCTGTCGGCTGGTGTGCGAAAGATAACGTCCCTGTGCCAGTTGAACTGATCCTCGGTGTGGGCTTCACGGAAATAGACCTGATTGTTTACCTGCTTTACGTTGTCGCCCAAGAACGCTCGCACTATCTTCACCATGCGAGGGTCTTTGCGTATATCGTTCAGGTAGCTATTGACTATGGCTGGAAAGAACACAAGTGCCTTGTGACCATACTTGTATTCAATGGGAACATGCGGGTAACCAGCCTTTGATACTTCTTCGGCGGTGATGGTCTTTGCCTCTGTCTTGAGGCGGGCCATCTCCTCGTCAGTAAACACGCCAGAGATTGAGGTGATGCCCTTCTCCTGTAGTTCTGTGATTTGTTTGTTATACATATGCCCGTGGTATGGATAAGATTGTTCCGTCTGTTGCGTCAACACTAAATGCACTCCCGTATTTCTGTTCTACTAAGCGCAGCACACGATCATTGTACCGACCATATGGATAGGCGAAGTAATCAGTGGGGAAGCCCTCAAACGGCGTTATTTCTCGCTGTATTTCCTCATCTGATAGTGTTGTTAGGTCGCGGTGACTCCATGTGTGCCAGCCCACTTTACATCCCATCTTCTCTAGTTCGACTATCTCTTTGAGCGTGCAGTATTCCTCTCGTGGCATACCCTTGTCGAAGCTGTTGTCTTTGCCGATGTAGTCACCCATGACAAACAAGATCACGTCGCGGCCCTCTAGTAGATCGCGGTTCTCATAGACGTTCTTGTACACGCCGTCGAACGTCAGTGTGCCTGTTGCGTTTGCTACCTCGTCACGGGTGTTATAGTTAGCGGCTATGTGCGGCTGCTTGCTCGGTGACTCACCGATGTTGTGCATCAGCATTACGGTTTCTGGTATAGACATAAGTGCTCGACGTAATCCCTGTATGGGAAGTGCTGCTCGTGCAACAATTTCCATCCTATGAACTTGTCCAAACCTTTCTCCCATGACTCTATGTTACACAAAAGAACGTGGTGGCTACTAGCGTGCTTCGCCATGCGGACGATTGCTTTGTAGTCATACTGTTCGTATAGCATACCCGTTACTACAACAAGGTCATACCGACCTTCGGGAAACTCAACACGTGTCACGTTGTCGGGAAAACGCTCGGCTGCTACATCACTGATTTCGATGCCGTGTATCTCATCTGCTGGCAGGTCTGTTGTGAGCCAGCCTTCACCTGCGCCGATGTCTAGTGCGCGTTTGTAGTGTTCGGGTAAAACCTCCAAGATGATGTCTTTGCGCTTCTGGTCGTCAGGGTTTGTCTCGTAGCCCCACGGATCACGCTGACAATACCACTGTTCTAGCTCGCCCTTAGTTTGCATACCATCGTGGGTTATCTAGCGTCCACTTGACTGTCTTTTCAAGCGACTCATCGAATGTTCGCGGCACCTCCCATCCTATCTCTTGCATAGAAACGGGGCTGAGCGCGTAACGTAGATCGTGCCCTGGTCGGCTACTGTGGAAGTCAACCATCTCATACTTGAGTGGCTTGCCGATGATTGCTGCTATCTTTTGCGCTAGTTGTAGGTTATCCACCTCTTGTTCACCTGTGATGTGGTATTCACCGTCGTACACTTCATTGTTGATGAGGTGCATGTAACCGTCTGCTACGTTCCTCGCATGTATGTAGAATCGTGAACCTGCTTTGGTCTTATCTGCATTGGCGTGGATCGTGACGGTTTCACCCTCCATGACCTTGCGTATGACAATCGGTATAAACTTCTCCGAGTCCTGGCGTTCTCCAAAGATATTCATAGACCGTGTGATCGCAATCGGTAAGTTGTACGTGTTAGCGTACGCTATACAGAACATCTCGGCGGCACTCTTGCTTGCACTGTATGGGTTACTTGGGCGGTGTACGTCACCTACATTTGACCAGCCAACGTCTATCGAGCCGAATACCTCGTCAGTTGAGAAGTAGTAAAAGCATTTGAGGTTCTTGAGCGTGCGTGCAAAGTTGAGCATATGCACCGTCCCGACCACGTTGCTCTGTGCAAAGCGTACTGGATCGGTGATGCTGTTATCTACGTGACTCTCGGCTCCTAAGTGGAAAATGTAGTCAACCTCGCCTATCTCGGCAGCAAGGTTTTCTTCTACTGGCAGCGTGAAGTCTGCTGTGAGCACGGTAATGCGCTCATCGTTGTATACGTTGATGTCACGCAAGCGGTCGAGCGAGCCAGCGTATGATAGACGGTCAATGATGACGATGTGCCAGTCTGTGTTCTTGATAAAATGCTCGACAAAATGATGGCCTACAAACCCTAGACCACCAGTGATAGCGACACGTTTCATTTCTCTATTGTAGCATATATAGCACCGTTTGGGTGTGGAAAACTATGCCCCCTCATTGCGAGGGGGACTTTGATTAGCAGGAAAAGATAATGGGTATGTTGACCGTCATGCCGCGATCCTTGTCGATAAGGAACAAGGCTTGGCATGGTCGCTCGAACTCTGCACCTATCTTGGTGGCGAAGCTGTTGTACCCGACCACGGAGCCGTTCAGTACCCAACCAGCGGGGTTCACACGATACATGTGCAGGTGCCCGATGACATCTATGACGGGGCTGCCCTTGGCAACGTTGGCTTTGTTCCATTGCATTGCTCTTCTATTGAGGTAGGTGTAGGGGCCGTTGACGCCACCAAAGCTGATGGTGTCACCGTGATGGAAGCGCAGGGTGCGTTCGCCTGGGTGCCCTTTGTACAGGGTGATGTACGTGTGGAGGGCGAGGTCGTTCACCCAGTTGAACTGTGGCAGCCTTGCAGCCAGGTTGTGGAACATGTACCACTCCAGACTGTTCCCTTGACGAGAACTGGCGTGCAGCCTGTGGGTCACTCGGCCATGGTTTCCATCTTTGCAGACAATGGTTATCTTGTCGAAGTGTGGCTCAAGGTGGAGTAAGCCGCTCTCTATCCAGCTCTGTGCA